CCCAGAGTGTCTGCTCAATAATTTCTTTGGTCTCAATAATTCTCTTCTTCTTCATCAACGTCTCCATATGCATTTTCCACGTAGGGTCCGTGTGGTCGTTTGGAGTCCTCTCTGACATAAGTTTGCTCTTCGTTGACGGCAGAAATCCATAACGAAAGTTTCATTATCAACCATATCATAACAAGAGGTAAAAAGCAAGCAACAAGGATTAAAGGTTTCATTCATCAACCTCCCAACACTTCTCAAAGCGATCTCTTAACTCATTTATCTTAATTTGCTTCTGAAACTCCATGATATGATCTTTCACTTCCTTTTCTTCATCAGTGAAATCCATACGATACTTGAGTTTAATATCAACAAGACGCACCATGTCCATATAGAAATCAGTGCCCTTGTGAATAAACTCTTCGTAGGTCATTTGTTTATGATAGAGTTATATTCATCAAAACTAAACTCACTGGGTATAAGTTGCTTAGACATCTTATCCCTTAAATTATTAATTGCCTTTTCGTCGTATTTTTGGAAGGCACCGACCTTCTCTACCTTCTTGTAGTAGTGAAGGGCATTTAATATCAAAGTATAATCATCCAGCGTCAATTCAAAGTTCATATGATACCTTCAGAACACAAGAAGTGTAGTGTCTCCTTCATACTACCAATATGCCTATAACCAATATTGATTTGTGGGTATTCAGCATTTGTACCAAATTCTGCCTCAAATCCTCTTTGAGTGAAATGTTCATTGAGTCTATACTCAAGAAACTCACCACCCAGTGCTTTCAGAAGCATACCAATACGCTCACACTCTTGACTTCCGTTAGAATAAATTACTGCTGTTTCTGTCATAAAATTAATCCCTCTGACGCCAATCCTCAGGTTTGTCTTGGTTAAACCAATCTACAATCTCATCAGCACTACCAAAACCAGTGCGATGATTTGATGGGTCGGGGTCACCTAGCCCCATAATGTTCATAAAGTCGTCCATACTACCCTCAACCATATCAGGGTTAGCAGCACGACCTCTTGCTTTCTTAAGCATCTCTCTGGCAGAAGTATTTGCCTTAGCAAGTTTCTCTGCCCACACCATGTCTTCAAGACCTACTTCTTCTTGTAAGGCAATCTTCTTACATATGCCTTCAAGTCGAAGACGATACTGTGTGGATAACATATCAGTCCTTGTTATTCTCTATGTGGTTATTTATTTTTGCCGTCAACTCCCTTGCTAGTTTAAGAGAACGACGATATATTAGATATTTTACCACAGGATTGCGTGGGTCGTTTGTAATCAACCACACTCTTCCTTTGATAAAGTTCTTTGCTATACCAATCACATAATAAAAAGCAGCAGCAATGCTTTCATCTGACACGATGAAATACAATGCCACTGCAAACAGTGCAAACCATGCTAGTTGGATGGTCATTAGTGGAACTCCTGAACCCTACGCTCATCCAAATAACGGATGATTTCGTCCCTCCATTCCATCAACTCATGAAAACATTCTTGATTGTGAGCACACTGACGCAGTTCTGAATCTGGTTTCAATACGCTTTCGTAAAACAAACCAAGTGCATCTCTACGTTTTTCGTGTTTTTCGTTCATAATTGCCTCCTGTTGTACTATTTAAACTACTTTTTCTTGGACTTTTTGAGTTCCTTGGAAATGTAAGATCTAGCAGAGGTATAGTTCCGTGACTCATGCACGACAGAACCATTATGGATGATGGCAAATGATTTGCTTCCAATGATAGGAACAGCAGCCCACATGCCATCATTTGTTACATAACCTTCAGGGTCTCCTGGTGTTGGGTCAAGTATCCCAGGACGTTCAATAAAGGGTTTTTGAAAGGTCATTCAAAGATTGCGGTAACACTTACAACTTTTGCATTAGGATTGCGAGCAGTTGCTACTTCCCTTGCTTCCTGATAATTACGACAAATCACTTCCTCATAGAAGACACGACCAGCGACATAGAGTTGGACTTTGCACTTCATGGTTGTTTTCCTTGATGTTTGTATTATAGCAGTGCTTCCAATGGGTTCAGTGGTCGTTGTGACACTTTTTCATCTGACACAAAAGGATCAATCTTGTCATAAGACTCAACCCATTCTCTTGCCTTCTCAAAGTATTCTGGACTATTCTCAATCCCAATGTATTGACGGTTAGTGTTCTTACAGGCAATAATTGTTGAACCAGAACCCATACAATTATCCAAAACTACCTCACCCTCATTACTATATGTCTTGATAAAGTATTCAATCAGAGACACTGGTTTCTGTGTGGGATGAAACTTCAAGGGATCATCGTTGTTGATGACAGGAAATTGCAGAACATCACGAGGGTATCGTGTTGTCCCACCACCAGGATTGCCCAGTCTCTTGTCAACATGGTTATAATTGCGTTTTTTATCTGGCGCAGGCATGTTGTCCTTCGGCAGCACTGCGTTCATCGGTTTATGTCCATGTGTCATCTGGGGATTGTATGTTGGCAACTTACGATAAAACACCAGCACATTTTCATGCGCTTTCATTGGCATCTTCTTTGCATTAAGATGACCAGTAGCCTTATTCTTTTCCCAAATCCACTCATACTTGAAATACTTCAAGTTAGAACATGCAAGAATCTTATCAAACGGTGGTTGTGCAGTGAGAACAATCGCACCATTCTCTTTCACGACACGATTATATTGTTCCCACAGTTGATCAAAAGGAATTAGTGTGTCCCACTCGTTCTGGGTTGTCGCATAAGGTAAATCAGCGAACACCATGTCCACACAACCATCAGGAAGTGTGGACATGATTTTTATACAATCTCCCTGAAACAGTTGATTCATTCTTTCCAAATAGGTATATTATAACAGAAAAGTCAGCGACGCACAACCGATACGGCAGGCATACCCTGATTAAAAACGGTGTCAACGACCGCTTGGACGCTCTTGGCGGTGCTGATACCCACTTTATCATAGACGGGCACACACACCAGTCCAAACGTCTTCTGAGACCCTCCCAGACGAATAACCCGTCCAATACTTTGGGAGATACCAATGTAGTCCATGTTACGCATGAACAACACTGCCTCAAGTCCACTCACATTGATACCCTCGCTCAATATCGAATGGTGAAGAACAACGAACTTCTTGCTAGGATCTTTGCCCCAGGAGTTCAGAGTGTCAAAGAACACCTCACGGTTGACCTTCTGACCGTCAATGATAGCACCAGTCTTACTGGTGATATACATGCAAGAGTATCCACGCTCAGCAAGTTGTTGACGGAAGTCAGACTCACTCAGCAGTTTGACAATCTGCTTGGTAGAACGAGCACAGATAAGAATCTTATCCAAGGAGTTCTCATCAATGGTATCCAGCAGGTTCTGGGAGTCACGGTCAGCAATCATTTGCTTATCCTGAACCATGTCCAGTTGCTTGACAACAACCTTAGGAGGAAGGATATAACCTTCTTCTACCAACTTAGGAGCAGGAACGTTACAGATAACAGGACCATAAACCTCAGGGTCGTTCATCCCAGGCTTGGAAACAGTAAGAGAATGCTTAGGAGTAGCAGTGAAGAAATAGCAGCGAGTAGCAGTAGAAGAGAAGTGCTCCGTAGCAGGGAAAAAGTTACGTTGGACCGAATTGTGCGCTTCATCAAAGTAAATGGTATTGACTTCAATGTCCGCTTGCTGAAGACGCTGAAGCGAATGATAGGTGGTGAAGATGATTACATTCTCACCAGCAGTCCGTGCAGTGTTGACGAACAGATTGATCTTACTAGGGTTGGTAGTAGAGAAGTGATGAGTCTCACCACTGTGAACGTGAAGAATGTGAGTGTTAGTAGTATCAATAACCTCCAGAAACTCAGAGCACAACTGCTCAGCAAGAAGAATACGAGGAGCAACTACAACAATAGTGCTACCGTTATCAATATATTTCTGATTCTGAATGATGTCGTAAATCATACAAAGAGTCTTACCGCCACCCGTCGGAATAACAACAGTGCCTTTCTCATATGCCAGCATAGAATCCACTGCATCCTGCTGGTGCGGGCGAAGAGTAATCAAGAGATCTCCGTATCAATACAAGTATTATAGCACGGTGGGAACTCTACTGACGGTCCCTGTGACAGTTTCCTAATTGGTTCCGGTAAGACCTCAGAGTCTCATCTTCAACCGGGACAAAGGTAGTCTACACAGATTTTATCAGTCTGTCAAGCGTTCCCATTCAGAACCATTCCATATCCATGTCTTAAAGTTCCATTCATACCTGTCACCAACTTTAAGGTCATGTTTATCTGGTTCCGGAAACTCTGGTTCATTTGTCATATCTTTTGGAGTTTCTTCATCAAAATGTTGTATAATATGCTCATATTCCTCAGAAACCCAATCAACATCAGACTCCGACCATTTACCTAGTGGGCAGGAATCCAATGCAAACTTAACCTTTGCACCTAGAGGACATCCACATTCCTTACAACGATGCTGTAAATCATCATACTTAGGACATGATTTACATATTTCTAATCTTTCTCTTTGTATTTTTTCAGAGACTAATAAAGAAGCACCACCATTTGCAAGTGCTTTTTTTAAGACCTCAAAAGTAAACTTAGCAAGGTTTTTTCCTTGTTCTGGTAGAGAAGGATATTCGCTTTCCATTATAACTCAATCAACTAGTCTATCTATATCAATTAGAACCTTTGTATGCGGAAGAAACACCTGAAGTGTCAATAACATATCCAGAACCAGAAACTGCTGCTCCTGCTGCTCCAAGAGATCCTACAGAACTTCCATTTTGATTAACTGTTGATCCGTTACTTGCGTATCCAGGATATCCATTTTCTGCACCACTATTGTCTCCCGATTCTCCCCAATCTCCACCATTTCCACCTCTACCTCCAATACCAGCATTACCAGCACTAGAATGAGATCTGGATGTAGGACCATTAGTTTGTCCTAAAGTTGGTGCATTTTCGGCGTTAGTTTTAGTTTGCAAATAACCTTGACCAATTCCTCCAGCAGTTCCATCTCCACCATGTCCTCCGAAGGAAGTATTTGTTTGAGAACCAGTATTACTTTTTCTACAGGCAGTAACCTGTGCATAATTACTGGCATCATCACTGTAACAAACTCCATTACCATAAAATCCAGGATTTCCACCACAATTTTGACCACCCTCACTAATGTGTTTATAGCAGTTATTTACCCATTCTGCTCCAGCACTCTGGCAAGATTGTCTACAACGAGAATCATATGATCCAAAATAAGTTCCACCAGGACCACCAACTGATGTGTAGAAAGTAAAATATGTTGTATAAGAACCGTCAGAACCATTACCACCCCATCCACCGCCGCCGCCACCGCCGCCGCCACCATAAACTTGTGCGGAACCGCCAGAAGTTCTTACAGTAACTGTTCCAGTTCCATTAGTATTGATATAAAGTGCATTTCCACCATTTCCTCCATTGCCAGCATTAGAAATTGCACTACCATTTGACTGATTTTTATCTCCTTTAGAACCAGAAGAACCGCCAGTTCCAAGAACACTTCCAGTGATCACTAAAAGAACGTTATAAATCGCGGAGGCATTTAAACTTGCTGCTGCAGAACCGTTTGTAGATCCACTTGTTCCGGCAAGTGTTACTGTTTTGACAATGGTTTTACCAAGATTACCATTCCACAAACTAGAATTGGCAATATTTAAATTTAGATCCGTGTCACCGGAACCTTGATTTAGATTATAATATTTGATAGAGTTTCTGAATTGTGATGTTTTTAAGTTTGATGATGTTGCTATACTTGAATTCTCCGTAGCATCGGGAACAATTGGATCTGTATTTGTTGTATCAGTAACTCTTAAAAGTTCTGAAGCACTTACGGACCCAGAAGAAGTCTCTTTAAAGTTACTTCTCAACTGACTGAAAGATATAGATCCAGAGGAAAAATATGGTCCGACTTTGCTTGCTGTTAGAGACATATTAAGATAGGTTTAGAGTAGCGGTTAAAGCTGTACCTACAACTTGGAATACAATTCTGTCTGGTGAAGTTAGAACAGTTATTGATACTGCAGAATCTGTACTATCAGAACTATTAAAGTTTGCACTTACTGTTGCGGCAGTTACAATACCCGAAGGCATTGTTAATAAATCATCAACTACAACTGTATTTGCATTAAGTGTATTTTTAACTGTTAAACCAACAGGACTTGCACCATAACTGAATGGTGTGGTTGTTCCGATACCAACATAAGTTTGAATACCAATAGTTGGAATACTATCAAAATCTATACTTTCTGTTACTTTAAGTTGTGAAAGTGTGGTGATTCCTCCAGTATTATTAAGATTGGTTCCCGTAATTACTGATGGATAACTAATCGTACCTGTGATATTACCATCAACTGTTAAATCGGAATCAATATGGACATTACCAGTAACTGTAACTCCACCACCTACTGATAATCTTTGTGATGGAGTTGTATCATTAATTCCAAGATTTCCATCATAAGTCAGGGTCATTCTCTCAGCATTGGTCTGACCATAAACCCACTTAAAGTTGCCAGTGCTTCCTGCACCAGTACCACCGTGAATAATAGTCTTAATGTCACCAACGTCATTATTGATGATGTCTAATACACCAGCAGAGTTTCCAAATCTCAATGTAGCAGAACTGTTTCCTGCACCAACTGAATTTCCAACACTAATTCTCGCTTGTCCACTGTCGGAAACAACTTCTGCTAGTGTTCCACTAGATTTTCTAACTTGAAATTCTGATGTTGGTAGTGCAGTTCCGACACCAACACGACCATCTTCTACAGCAGAAAATATTGTTCCACCAGTTCCAACATGCAGTAGTTTGGTGACAGTTGTTACACCTGTATTTGGAACTTCGATGGAATCAGCAACTACTTTTGTCGCTGTTACTATACCAACATTGATGTTTGGTGTTCCTGTAAGTGATGCTGCTGCACTTGCAGTTCCAGTTATCGTTGTAGCAGCTACGCTTGTTACAGATATTGCAGAAGGAAGTCTTGCATTATCAATAGTTCCAGTGAGATTTGACGCATTTAATGCACCACTGAAAGTTGTGGATGTTAATACACCAACCACTCTTGCGTTACCCTGAACTTTCAATTGTTCGCTAGGAATCGCTGTAGTTCCAATACCAACTCTAGCAGTTGTTGTGAGACCTACAGGGTCATCTGTAACCCATCCAGTATATGCATAACCAACTAGATTTCCAACTATTGGTGAAGATCCCACCTTCAATTGAGTTACTGTAAGAACACCAACATTGACATTTGTCGATGTCAAGTTTGCAACTGTTCCCACTCCAGAATATAACTGTGCGCTAGTAATCAGTCCAGTTACGCTAGTATCTCCATGAACATCTAAAAGATAACCAGTAGGAATTGATGTTCCAATCCCTACTGCCCCATTAGGACTTACTACAAAATTATCATCATCAACTTGTACACCATTCCTAAAATTAAATGACTTTCTAAAATTTGTCATTATTATAAGCTTTAGAGTTATTTATCAGATAGTTTCTGTTCCAAGTCTTCTACCTTACCTGAGAGTTCCTTGATTGCCTCTACAAGGAGAGGAACAACCTTATGGTAATCAACAGCAAGGTATCCATTATCTCTTGTTGTAACCGCTTCTGGAAGGACTTTCTCAATCTCTTGTGCAATCAATCCAACATCATGTCCAGACTTATTAGACTTCTCATTCCAATCGAATGTATTACCACTAATTGAGATAACCTTTTCGAGAGGATCATCAATTGCAGTAACATTGTCTTTCAGTCTTTCGTCAGAAGTCCAGAAAGCAGTGATGTCATCAGTTACACTCAGAATACCACTAATTGTAGTATTGGTGCAGATAGCAACGACAGAACCAGTAGTAGCACACAAATCAAGATCACCAGTTGTTGTAGTAACTTGAGATTCTTTTATGTGAACTCTACCAACTTTAATATTCTTCGCTGTTATGGTTTTACCAACACCGATACTATCAACTACAAGTGCGCCAGTATCAGTGCTAGTAGAATCTGTATTATTGACTATAGTTACAGAATCATTAAATCTAACTTCATTGGTGAATTTGACTGGACCATCAAACTGTGATAAGATTGTTCCAGAGTTTCCTCCCTCAACAAGAAGTCTTTCTTTGATGATAGTCTCGTCAAATACTTCACTCAATCTAGATGGATCTTGACCAGTTATTGTTGTAACTGGAATATCAAAGTTTGTTTCCTTACCCGTAGCAGAACTGATTTTTTTGTTACCAATAAAGAAGTCACCATCATTGTTCATTCCAGTATAGACAACAATACCACAATCTCGTTCTTGTGATTGAGATAGATATTCTTCTTTTTCGGATAGGGTGGTTATCTGAACTTGTGGAAGACCTGTCGAATAATTACCAGGACCATATCCAAGATATTCAAATGTATGACCAGAGGCACGAACATAAGATGGTCTACGGAACTCGATAGGAAGTGGTTTAATCTTCCTGACTAAAGAACCAGAAGCATGATTTACGTTGGTTGTACCAAATACACCACGAATTACTGTGATTTCATTATTGGCAGAACCACTAAGGGTACTGCTAGTAATTCTCATAATCTCATTTTCTACTTGAATATAAGAACCAATCTCGAATCTAGAAGTGGTAGAAATACCACTGCTAGCCATTGATACCTCGAGGTTTGTTACTTTCCCAGATTCTGCACTTAACGTAAGAATCTCATTATCGTAGAATGAATAACCTCTTGCTCCTAAATTCTCATCAGAAACATCAGATGATTTGTTGTTTGCAGATAATGCGTGCTTCAAGATATACTTTGCACTAATATCTGTAGTTGTTACAACTGTAAGAGTTGTTGGTGTTGGAGATGTAGCAACCAAGAACTCACCAAGATTGTTATGGGAAGAGTCTAGAATTGTAACTTTATTTCCAGAGGTTAAACCATGTGCTCTTGATGTCGTATAAGTTGATGTAGTTCCAGAGAAAGACTTAGAAGATACAATAACTTCTGGTGCCGTATTAATTACATACTGACTTGATGTAATCGTTGGGTCACCACTTGTAAGACCAATCGAAATCTGATTCTTAGCAGGAACGCCAGTAATACGATAATAACCACCAGTTGTGGATCCAGAACCAGTAACTTGAATTGTATTACCTACAACCGTGGAGATACCAGAGGTGCTAATAGTAACACCAGCACCAGTTCCTCCACCGATAATAGAAGTATCAAAATCCAACTCTTCTGCGTCAGTATATCCACTACCGCCAGCAATAATCTCAGCGTTGACTACAGCACCACCAGTAACTGTAACCCTTGCAGTAGCACCATCCCAGATAGATGTTCCATCGTTAAAGAGTTTGACATTCTGATATGTTCCATTAGTGTATCCACTACCACCAGCAAGAGCACTGTAAGTAACAATACCGCTGAGATTGTGATCTTCGGAGAATGTGATTGTGCTGATACCACTAGACGATGCAGTAGCACTAGAAACAGGAATACCAATAGAGAAGTCTCTTAAAATCTTGTCAGTTGTTTCTCTGGTGATGCTTTTCTTCAGGTCATCAGTTACAACATCTCCAACAGGTGATCTCTTTGCATATGTTTTTGCTGCTCTTGGGTTCTCGTCAATGTTATCTCTATCCAGTTGTGGATAAAGATCCGTTACATTTTGACTAAACTTAGAGTCTGTGAAATGTGTCTCAACAGCATTATCAGCATTTAAGACATAGAGGTGATAAACACCATCTTGGTCGGGATATACATGAGGAGTAATTACATCGCTTCTGTAGATGTAATAGTTACTCTTCGAGTCATTTCTTTCAAATCTAGGAAGATTTGTATTTCTAGTTGAGGTATCATTTGTGAATGTAGATGGTGTATGAACTTTACCATCAACATCAGTCGTTGAATATGTGAACGAGTTTGTAGATACACCAGTTACTGTAAATGTTCCATTATAACCAACATTAATTGTTCCAGCAGTGTTATCTGTACTTGTTACACCTCTAACAATAACTTTATCACTTACATTTAAATTGTGAGGTAGTTCTGTTACTGCTGTTACAGTGCTTGATAATACTGAACAAGTGCTAATAAATCTTGGATTTCTATCATAATCATAATCAGATGCTGTAATAGATGATGGTGAGAATAATGTATTAGAAGTCGTTGAAGACTCCTGAATTACAAATCCTTCTTCTGGATTCTTAGTATTCTGTACTTCTTTGGGAATTACAACTCTAAACTTGTAGAGTTTTTCGTCAATACTTCTTGGGTCTTCTATTCTTCTAAAAAATACTGGATTTGTTCTGTCAGTTACACCAGCACCAATCAGAGTAGAGAGTGAGTTGTATATACCACTATTGGTTTCGGTATGAATAAACCAGTTTCCATTAGAAGAATCATACTGAATTGGCGAACCAATATCACCAGAATCTTTATCAGAAACTCTACTTAAGACTTTAAGTTCAGTACCACCATATATTGTAATAGAAGTACCATTCTGTGCATTTGTTAAAGACGATGCAAGTTTGATTTGTGTTGCAGAATGTCTAATAGTATAATAAGTTTGATGCTCAGTAATATTTTCTGGAACATCACCAGTATCGCTAATTAATTTAATCTTTTCACCTGTTATTAAATCATGAGAACCAATCGTTAGAATACTTGATGATACGGAAGATACACTATATTCTTTAAATCCTGTATTAGTTCCTATTGCTGTTGTTAAACCACTTGTACTAATCTCATTATCTACCATGTAGATATTTGAAGAATAAGTCGATCCTTCTTGAGTAAGATATAGTTTATCGTTTGTTCTTGCACCAACCCTATATCCCTGAATAATTACAGGTGGTTTATCATCTTTATCATTAAATCCATAGAGATACAAGTGGCTACTAATACCAACAGAAGTTGTTAATCCAACATCAATCGAAATCCAATCAACATCTTCTTCGGTGCTTGTGATTGCTTTTGGCGTAATTACCGAAGTAATATATGCTGTATTATCTTTATTAAATGCTTCTTTCTTAAATCCACTCGAAGCAAGAGAAAGTTGACCAAAGTTTGAGTTGGAGTTTGTTACGCTATAATCTGCACCACTTCTTGCATCAAAATGTCTGGCAAAACCGATGGCAAAAACAGAAACAATCTGAATGAAGGCATCATTACTTGCTTTGATGTGTGATGTTTCCCATCCGCTTCTATATTTTGCTTCTGCATCGAGATGATATACCTTAGTAGAATCAGTCTGTGAAGAACCAGACGATAACTCAGCACCAGATACTTTTGCCGCCGAATTGCTATCATAATCTCTAGATGATTCATTATATTTTACAAATGCTCTATCATCTTTCTGAAGTGACACAGCAGTAAACTGTGCAACAACCATTGAACGGAAACCTGATGCTTTACCACCATCAGCGTGCATTCCATTCATACCCCATACAGAACGCATGGAGATGTTGAAGATATAAGGAGAAGCACCAGTGACGGTATCAGTTTCAATAGTTACTGTTGCACCAGATGCAGATGGAGATGTGTTCAGTCCAGCAGGAACCAACTCAAGTAAATATGTAAACTGTGTTTCGCTAGTTACAGAGTTTACTTTTGTGGATATATTATAAGGATATGTTGTTCCAGATCCAGAAACTCCTCTAATTCTAATAGGAGTTCCTGTTGATAAACCATGTGCGCTAGATGTTGTTACGGTAACTACTCTTCCAAGAGAAGTTAAAGAAGAAATATTTACAGGATCTGCTGCGAAAGCACCAACAATTTCCCATTCTGGACGTTGTTTTGCAAATCCTAATTCATTAGATGGCCAATCTTCATCAATAGGTCTAATTTCAGAATTGAAAGCATTAGACAACTTTGCATAATACATGTCCAAATCAGTGATAGTGTACCCTGTTGGGACATTTACACCATCAGCATACTCAAAACAAGTCAGTTTGTGGTGAGAGAATGTTGGTTTTGACTTGTTAGCAGAACCAAAATCAGAATCATCGGTATAAACCAATCCCAGTTCATCACCATCAAAAATAGAGAACTGCCAGAAATAACAAGCACCAGTAACTCTAAAGATTGCTGATGAATTTACAGTGCTATCGGTTGGATTAGGTACATATTTTGGTCTAATTTTAGTCTTTCTGAGGTCTAGACCAACGATTGAAGTACCTCGAGGTACAATGACGCCACCATGAATACTATTGAACTTATAAAGAATATTATCTTCTTGCGTTAAATCAAAGATAGAGGTGTTTTTAATACCAAAAGTTGTGGTTGCTACAGTCTCTCCACCAGTTTGGTCTACTGCTTTTGCACCACTATTATCTTTAATACCATAACCAGGACGGTTATCGACTACGTGCTCCCCAGGAAACAGAAGAATTGTTGTCTTCTCTACCAGATCATTATTGTTTCCTTTCAGATATGAAAATCTAGCAGCTTCAACTAATGCCCTCTGAATAGTCTTGAAGGGTGTTGTTAATGAATTACCTTGATTTTCGGCAGCATCAGTAGCATCAAGATCGTTAGGATTTACATAAAGAATACGTCCCTCAGTATTCTTTATAAAGTTTTCCAGCTTATTGAGAGGCATCGGATTATAATCGCCAATATATTTCTATGTTTTATTTATCAGCCCATCAAATCCTCCTCATCATATTGAAACTCAAATTCTTCCTGTGGCATATCCTCTGGATTTTCCAAATCCATAAGAAACAGACAAGGATGTGCCTCTTCATCTATAAGATAGAAAGAACTTCTGTATAAGTCTTCTGGTTCAAAAGATCTTTCGTTATTTGCAAGTTCTACTAGATCTTTATCATACAGGTGTCCGTCAGGTAATTCATCAAATGTGAATGGAACCTGATTGATAAAGTACATTTTCACTATCATACTGCCATTATCATACCAGCAGTATGCAGTGTCAATCTTATAAGACATAACTTACGGGTTTTGTCTTATTTATTTTATGCGAGTAGGGAGACTTGAACTCCCACGAGCACAATGCTCAACAGATTTTAAGTCTGGTGTGTCTACCGATTCCACCATACTCGCAAGGTGCTGGTTGTGGGGATCGAACCCACCTTAGGCGAATTATGAGTTCGCTGCTTTCAACCAGAGAGCTAAACCAGCACGATAGGAGTACTGAGAGTTGAACTCAGACTACCCCGTTATAAGCAGGGCGCTCTAACCATTAAGCTATACTCCCAAATGATGAACTTACTGAGCTTCGTTATTATTCTCAGTGTATATTCGGTAAAGTTCATCATCTGCTGGCATCATAACTGCTGCCTTACCATCATCTCCCATAATACCTATGTGCTCTCCATTTTCTACCCTTACGAGAAGAGAATCAAAGTTCTCTTCCCATTCCTTAACCGTAAATACTTCCATCAATATTCTTCTCCCTGAATAGCAAGGTCAGCATACTCAATCTGGTCTTCATCAAGGTTGGCAGTCACAACTTCAAGAACATTCATGAACTCTTGAACGGTGTCGCACTGAACCATCTTTTCATTACCCTCATCGCTCAGCAGAAGGAAGGAGCGAGTGCAAACGTCGATAACGATGCCGAGAACAGATTCTTGTGCGGTGCCCATGGGGTGTTCCGTTGATTACCTTAGTATTATAGGGCATCTGGGGTCAGGTGTCAACTGTGCCAGTCTGGAAACTGGTCAGGTCTTCATAATGAAGGCAAGAGCATAATATGGTGGTCTGTTTTCGTGGTAGTCATCTCCACCCTTAGTACCTGTATTAGTTTGATTAATATTTACTGCATCACCAGAACCAGAACCTGCTTGGTCTTGCCCGCCGCTTGGAGCAGTGGTTCGGTCGTAAGTATGATTGTGAGATGGCATTTCATCTTCGGTTAGTTGATGAGAAGTTTCTCCACCAATATCACCAGGTTCATAAGTATCATCGATGGCACCAGTAGTAGCATTGAATCCTGGTCCTGTTTGCGTTGTAATCCCTGTTTTGCTGGCATCATTAGCACCAACAATAAATCTATTTCTCAAATCTGGTGTGCTGTTTGTTCCATCACAAAGTGCCCATCCAGAAGGTATTGTAGTTCCAGACCACATTACAATCACACCAGTTGGAATAGTAACAATTCCTGTTAAGTCTGCTCCATTCCCAACAAACTTTGTTGCGGTTACGATACCAGAAGATATTTTTACATCATCTCCAACAGATAATGTTTTTACTGAAAGATTATCATACTTGAAGTTACCACCAATCTCTACATCACTATAAAAGGTGACATTACCATTAAACCAAGTTTCCTCTCCGTAAATATTTGGCATCTTAACAACCCTTCTTTAAATTATTTTTTATAACATCATTACCAACAAATGTACCTTCAAGAGCTTTATCTAAGAAAGTCTCTCCTTCTGGTGCTAGATTTCCATTAATTGCTTCTGCGGTTGCAGTATTCGCTTCCATGATAATCGCATCCGCTTTCATTCTTATTTCCTGACCAGCAATTATATCCATATCTCCATCTGCTTCTATCGTAACATTACCACCCTTTATCTTTACGTTTCCATTTCTATCACAGGTAATGGAGATATTGCCACGTCTACTATGAATTAAAATGTCTTCTGCTTTACTTTGATTTTCTTCCCCAGCAATTATTGAAATAGAAACATCACTATTCAATTCTACGTTTCCAGATTGATTTAGTCCAAACGAAAACTTTTTATTATCTTCTGTTACACCATAAACTCTATAGACATCCATTCCACCGAGTCCCATTTGCTGGTCACCGATAGTAACTCTGCAAGATGGACCATAAGAATCTACAAATGTTTTATTTGAGTTAGTCTCTCTTCCCATTAGATTACACAGTCAATAACTTGTTTTACTTCTCTTTGGTCTGGTCTTGCTCCAAGATTTGCTGACAATATTGCTCCAGATCCAGTATCAGATATGACCTCAATAGTTGGAATAGCAGTTATATCTTTGCTATTTATTGGCGTTACCTTAATGATAGCACCAAGATAAATTTCTACTTCATATTCATTTCCAAGATTGTCGGTGACAATATCACCATCTTCATAATCACTTCCAGGATCTATAACGGTTACAGTATCAACAATATATGGAGTATCATCCTCAACTGGATATCCCTCACCTTCGGAAACAACATAGATATTTGTTAATTTTCCATCTTTGACAATAGATCTTGCAACACAACCATATCCCTTACCACAACTATCAACAACCTCCACGAACGGTGGGAATGTATATCCATTTCCAGGATTTGTAACCTGAATATCAATTACACTACCAGTCCTATTTCTTCCTTCACCATCAATAAGACCCATAAGTGCTGTTGCGGTACCACCTTCTCCTCCACCACCAAAGATATTGATTTTTGGTGGTCCGCAAAGAGTTGGAATACCGGCGAAACAAGAATCAACATCTCCAAGAAATTCTGATGCTGGATCTTTAATAGCATCACTAAAGAAACCGAATGAACCAACAATATCTTGAACTCCATCTAATGGGAATCCAGAAACTTGTGCAGCAACAGATGCTGCTTTTGCCACGTTTGCATTTTTAATTAAACCGTCTAAATCTGGTTCATCCTGCATAACTGGACCATAACCAAGAACATATTTACACGCACCATACTTATCTTTGACTGGTGGTTTGAAGCAAGATCTCAGTCCAACTAATCCAAGAATTGCATCAATACTATTCCTTAATAGATTTTGAAAATTAAAGTCCTCAAAGAAACTGAGAATCTTTGTTACACCTTGAAGAGCTGGTAATACTGCATTATCTAACAAAGAGATAATACCATTAATCATAGCTCCAACTGTTTGGTCTGCGATACATTGTGCAAAGTTTAATACATTATTTGCTACTGATTTAAGTATTTCTGCAATCAGAGATGTGACCTTACCAACAATCTGATTTGTCAAACATTCAATTAAACACTGAAATGTTTTGAGTGCTGGAACCATTCCGAGTTGTGCTGCAACACCTGCAAGATGTGCTGCTATTGGACTACCTGTAGCGGCAAGAGTTTCTGCATACACCTTAGCATAAAGCATCTTCATTCCTTTGTTGAATAAAGATGCAAGACTTGCCATCACAGTGTTTACCATTCCAGAAATTAATCCAGAAAGAATTTTTGTGATTTGTTCTGCCCTTTCATCAATTTCTTTATCTATTTCATCTCTAAGCCATTCTATATCTTCATCAAATTTTGCTTTTTTATCTTGCAACCATTTGGTAAACTGCTCAATAGCAATTTTAACTTTATTGATTGTTCCCTTTGAACCTTTATTTTTTTCTTCTTCATTTCCACAAGGAAGTGGAATTGTATATCCATCTGTGCTTGTATATGCTGCTGGGTTATCTGGATTAGTTCTTTTTGCTTGCGCTACACCTCTCTTTGTTGGAGATGGTCTAGAATCTGGTGTTGACTGATTACTTTCATCATTCTTGATTACAGAACTAGGTTTTTTCTTAAATGAGTCAGAAAATCCAGAATTTACACCAAATGGAATTTGTTCTGCGGTCGGAGCAGCATATGTCGTTTTTCCAAATGCACCCATGATAACTGGTATCTGTGCATTATCTCCATCAAGGAAGAAACCAACTACAACATCACCCTGAGCGAATTTTATAGTCCTACCTATCATCGCACCACCAGTAGATCCAGGTGGTAACATAACCTGAGCCCAAGGAAGATCTTCGTCCTTTAGTTCTGCTGTGCTGGGTGGATGATACCCCATAATGCGAACTTTATATCGCACACCCCATCCACCATCCTTAGAATTAGAATTCCAGGATGTTTCGCTGGCAACTTGACCTATCCACCAGAGAAAACCATCTCTTCCAATAAAACTAGTTTTAAGTAAAGATTCTTCCATTACTTCTTATTATTTGTACCGTAAACACCGAATGTATCTCTAATCAATTTCATTGATGTCACAGACATTTCAGTATCGAAATGATGACACAATTCTTTTATCATATATAGACCACTCTTATCAGAATCTATTTCTTTTTTCTTATCAGTTGTTATTTTTGGAAACTCACAACTAATAATATCACCTGCTTTCAAATTTGTATTCAGAGGAACAGTCATATCTAATGTCTGACTAAACAAAAGATTGTAACGAATGACAGATTGTCTTAAATTATTAAATGGATCTGCATTCATATCAGTGCTAGACACTGAACTTAATGTACCAATATCTACAACTTGTGTCATAATTCTGCTTGGTATATCGACAAGTCTTCTATTTCCTTCAGTCCTAATTTCAGGAAACTCTTGTTCCTGACCGAGATTCTTCATATCAGTATTTTGTGGTCCTACAGTTCCAGAAGGGAATTCACCAGTAAGTGGATTATATGCTGCAAGATAACTGGAATATGCACCTAATCTGAGTTTCTCAATCAGATTTTGATTCTTTTGAATGTTGTAACTTAGAATTTTAAAATCATTGTTAACTTTACTCGAATGTTGATTCACCTCACTATAAACATAAGTTTGTGGAAAAGGTTTTTGTGTTATCAAATTGTCTATTGACTTGAATTTATACCCATCTTGTGTTTGATAGAAGAAGAAACCAGCGGATTTTCCATCCTCAGAAACTGCTTTTGATGCTAACCAAACCAATACTGTAAATGGTTTTTTCAGGTTACCTAGAAATCCATATTTGTTAGATGAAACATCAATGTCTACTGGTTTATTAGTCTTCAGTTTTTCTTCAACTATTTTCTTTACTGAAACATCAATTCTACTTTCTGGTGAATACTTTTCATAAACTCTTGTAGTCTCATTAGTAAGTGCTTCTTTAGATACAAGATTTAGAGTGAATACTTCTTTTTGCGAATCCGTAATTACATTAGTAATACTTGAAACATAAAGGTAATCTTCTTTGTTTGAGAAATCTAGTCCTTCATTACTACCAGAATTACCTTCTATTTTTAGAGAAACTCTTTCACCACCACGAAGAGGTAGTCCACTATAAAGACCACCAGGAAATCCACCAGTCGCTGTGACTAGTATTTTCATGGTTATAGTTGGTGAAAAAAGATCCTCATAATAATCTACACCAACTACACCTAGTCTAATATCAACCGTTTTATTTCCATCTATTGATTCAATTGTTATTTCATCATATAGAGATGCATCTATTGCTGCCATTTAAGTACTTGCTAGATTTAAGAATAGAACTTCTTTGATAAATGTATTTAACCCCTTTCCACCAGTAATCATTTGAGAACCAGATGATATAACAGATGCTGGTGAAACTGGTTCACTAGGTTGTCTTCTCACAACAACAACTTCATCACCCTTTCTCTCTGTGGTTATCTTCTGTGCAACCTCATTATTCTTTGTTACAGATATCTGAGCAGCACTTGGTTTGGATGATGTTGTAAATGAACCAGAAGAACTTGGTCCAGTGGTAAGAAGGATGAGAGGTACATAAGGAGATGGATCACCATCACTACCACCTTTTCTACTATCCTTTTCTCTGGTGTATTCAAAGTGAATGTGTGGACCATCAGATCTTCCAGTAGACCCGACAGTAGCAAATGATTTTCCTGCTGGAATTTTTCCAGAAGTAATCAAGAACTTACTACAGTGTCCAAAACGAAGTTGTACTCCATACTGAGGAACCCAGACATCAATAACTAAACCATATCCACTTCTGTCATTTGCTGTACCCATAACCTCACAATCAACACGAAGTGCAATATGAGTTCCCATAGGAGCAGCAATATCAATACCCCTATGCATCTTACCACCACGCATTCCATAAAGACTTGTTACTGAAGCACTAACACTACCATTAGCAATCATTCCACTAACATCTTGATACTTAGATAATTTTGGACCAAGTTTTATTGGACCTTTTGCTGTGGTAGGTTGTGGTACTTTAAATGATTCTATGAACTTATTATGCTTATCATCTCTTGATCCATATAATGCAGTATCGGGTCTTTCCCAATTTCTCATCCACCAAGCCGCTGCTGCTTCAGGACTACCAAATGATGATGCAAGATATTGTGGTGCTGTACTTTCACCAACAGCAAATCTTACTTGACCTTTCCAATTTGTTTTATAGTCTGGAACTGCTTCTAAAAATGCTTTCTTTCTAGTTGGATATGTGTATTGGAATAAACCAATACCTCTAGAACCATCACCAGCCTCATCTGCTGCTACTCTAAAACCACTTTCACCTTGAATATTTGCAAGAATACCCATCGAATGAATGTGGGATACACCAAGAGATCTCAAATATTGATAAACTGCTTGAGGATTAACTCTACCATTAGATATCCCACCACTGGGTTCAGTATATCCTCCAAAGTCACTACCAACACCTGATTTTGTACCTGGTACCTTATCGTCTAAACCAAATCCAAAATCAAGAGGTCTTAGCAGAAGATTGATAGCAAATATAATATCATTTTCCAATTTTCTGATGGACTGATTCATCTTACTCATTCCATCTTCAACTGTATTTCTAATATTACCAAAATTGAAAGATGTAACGTCTCTTAAAACACCACTCAATGTGTCTCCTATTGTGAAC